CAAGCGTCACGAAAAGCAAAAGAAAGAGTTTAACGAACATTGGAAAGGCATTGTGTGGGAAACAGTAGGCAAACACTTTGCAATTAAAACAGAATGAGCTTCACCATCTACCAAGCAGACGGGCTCAAAGTCATCCAGTGGTTCCGAACCACCGACGAGCTTATTGCCAGCATGCTGGCCAACCCTAACGACGCATACCATAGGAACGCATAATGGAAATTATCGGATACGCAGCAATTATCGGACTTGTATTAATACTTTTATGGAATAAATAATGGCAAAATTGAAAGTAACCAAACCCGCAGTAAAAGAAAAGTCTGGCAAAGTGATTGCCGACTCACCAGCATACTCACACAGCGAGATTGAAAAGAAAGCAGGCCGACCAAAGAACGCTGATAAGCGCGGCTTCTTACTATCAAACAAAGAGTTTGTTGGCAGAGAGAAAGCGGCCAAAGTGGCAAAGGAAGCCGGCGAAATTAAAAAGCCAGTAAAGAAACTATACAGTCACGAGCTTCGTGCTGGTTTAGGAATTAAAAAAGCAAAGGAACCCAAATGACAAACCACGACGGAGGAAAAGGTGATGCCCCACGACCCATCAGTAACAAAGACCAATTCGACAAAAACTGGGATGAAATCTTCAACAAAGCCAAAGAAGAAATCGTCCACTTTGAAATCGAAGCGGACAACGAACACGCAACAATCCTTGCCAGCATACCTTTTGGACGGTAATGATATCCAGTTCACCATGACCCATGCTATGGATCATGATGATGGATCAGCAACTTACAATTTAGATCTTAACCCTTACACAAATGGTAAGTTGGTGGAGATTGGTGTAATTGCATTGTTAAAAGAGCATATTGCACAAGAGAAAGCGAAGAAACCTAGTCTTTGGGCGAAAATTAAGCGTTTTTTGCATAAGTAGATATAGGACTCGCTGTGAAGCGCTCCTGCGGGCGTAAAGAAGCCCTGCATTTGTTTAAGGACGCTTAAACTGACAGCCAGGAAAGACTGGCCCCTATTTAACAAGGAGATATTATGGCAACCAAACCTGGCTTATATGCCAACATCCAAAAAAAGAGAGAACGCATAGCAGAAGGCTCAGGCGAGAAGATGCGCAAACCTGGTGCCAAAGGTGCACCCACTAAGCAAGCATTTGTTGAATCTGCTAAGACTGCGAAGAAAAAATAATGGCTACTAAAAAGAAAGGCCCATCCCTATCCATTGGTCGTGGCGAGAAGCTACCAGTATCGCAAGGTGCTGGACTGACAGCTAAAGGTCGCGCTAAGTACAATAGAGAAACTGGCTCACATTTAAAAGCACCACAACCAGAAGGCGGACCACGCAAGAAATCATTCTGTGCCCGCATGTCTGGCATGCCCGGACCCATGAAAGATGAGAACGGTAAACCAACACGCAAAGCAGCAGCACTGAAAAGGTGGAAGTGTGGCAGTTAGAAAATATACCTTCAAACCCGAGATGTGTGAGCGTATGATCGAGTTAGGTCAGCAAGGTGCTTCACAAAAAATGATTTGGGCCGATATTGGCATAACTAAGGATGTGGCTAAAAGCTGGGAGAAAAAGTACCCAGAGTTTAAAGATGCCCTTGATATGGCTCTTGTACACTCACAAGCATATTGGGAACGGGAGATGCTCGCCAATGTAGGTAATAAAGCATTTAACAGCCGTATCGCTGAGATTGCTTTAAGAGGCCAGTTTCCACAAGATTACAAAGAAACTCGTGAACTCAAAGCAGAAATCAAACAAGATATTAAAATTGACTTCGCTGGAGAAGTTGCTAGTTTAATCAAGCAGTTACGAGAAGCAAAAGAATAAACCTCAAACTTTCTCATATTATGAAATGGCTAGGCGTAAAAAACCTAGCCATTTTTGCATAAGTAGTAGTACACTATATAAAGTTAAACCAGTAAATAAGGAAATCAGATGACGGCACACGCAATACTCTCCGCTTCGGGCTCTAAACGGTGGCTATCCTGCACACCAAGCGCTCGCTTAGAAGCAACACTCCCAGAACAAAAGAAAGCACCAGGATCATTTGACCATTCTGCTGAGGGCACACTTGCCCATACATTGGCGGAAGTAAAATTGCGTTTTCAACTCAATCAGATAGGACAAGAAGAATATGACAACGAAGTACAGAAGGTTAAAGAAAGCGAATACTACAACGAAGAACTCGAAGAGTATGTCGACAACTACGTCGTTTACGTCCGCAGTCAAATTAGCGAGCACGATCGACCACTTTTTGAACAGCGTGTGGACTTTTCTGACTGGGTTCCTGATGGCTTTGGTACGGCCGATGTGGTCTTACTTTCTAAGCACTCCATTCGGGTTATTGACCTCAAATTCGGTCGGGGCATTCCCGTCTCAGCGATCGACAACACGCAATTACGCCTCTACGCCCTTGGTGCGTATGCCAAGTTCAAAGAAGAATACCCCGAAATCAAAGAAGTCCACTACACCATCGTCCAGCCAAGACTTGACTCTATTAGCAGCGATGTCACGACCCTCACCAAGCTCCTTGACTGGGCAAACTACTACGTCAAAACCAAAGCCAAGAAAGCGTGGACAGGCACAGGCGAGTTCGTCCCAGGCGACTGGTGCCAGTTCTGCCGCGCCAAAGCCACGTGCAAAGCGCGCTCGGACTTCGTCAACGAAATAGCATCACTGGATTTTCGTCCAGCTCCGCTACTAGACGAAGAAGAGTTCCGTCTAGTACTTTCAAAAGCATCACAATTAAAGTCTTATGTGAATGATATTGAAGAGTATGCTACACAAAAAGCAGTACACGAAAATGTGATACCTGTTGGTTTTAAATTGGTAGTACCAAAAGGTCACAGAAAGATTTCAGATTTTGCTTTAGCTGAAACAATTCTTTTGGAAAAAGGTTTTCACAAAGAAGACTTATATGAAGTAAAACCAAAGTCAGTACCTCAAATTGAAAAGTTAGGCAAGAAAGGTCAGATTGTTGGGTTGTTAGGTGATTTAATTGTGCGACCCGATTCATCACCAAAACTGGTGCCAGACAATGCTATTGAGGACTTTTCGTGAGCACACCATTAATTGTTATTTCAACTCTGATATACTTAGGCGTAGCAGTTGACCAGTTGTTAAAAGGACACACTGGTCCAGCAATAATGTTTTTGGGGTACACCATTGGAAATTGTGGTATACTTCTTACAGTACGGTAGAGATTGGCACCGATAAAGTCCAATCAATTTTAAGTTAAAAAGGAAGCAAGATGGCTACAAAAAATCCTCGTGTTGTAACTGGTAAAGTTCGTTTCTCTTACGCTAATGTGTTTACGCCATTAGACAAAGGCGATGGCAAGACACCTAAGTATTCTGTGTCTATCATCATCCCTAAGTCTGACAAAGAAACCATTGCTAAAGTAAACAAAGCTTTTGAAGAAGCTAAAGCAAACTCCGCTGGCTACTTTGGTGGTACAGTTCCAAAGATGCTCAAAGGTGGTTTGCGTGATGGTGATTTAGAGAAAGAAGATGCAGCCTATGCTGGCTCCATGTTCATCAATGCCAACTCTGTTAAGAAGCCAGGTATCGTTGATGCTGATATGAATGCAATCATCGATCCAGATGAATTCTATTCAGGTTGCTATGGCCGTGCTGCAATTGAGTTCTATCCATACAATATGGAAGGCTCTAAGGGCATTGCTTGCGGTTTAGGCAATGTCCAAAAGCTTGAAGACGGTGAGCGTCTTGGCGGTGGCGGTGTATCAGCAGCTGTTGATTTCGCTTAAAAGTTTCATTGTAGTTCCTCCCCTGTAGTGCCTAGCCCCACCGAAGTTTGGTGGGGCATTTTTCCCTTTAACCTATAACAAAAAGAAACCATGGATCAATATCAAGAATATATAGCCGCCAGTAGATATGCCCGTTTTATAGACGAAAAACAACGAAGAGAGACTTGGGCAGAAACAGTTAACCGATTTGTAGATTACATTTTTACCAGAACTCCAGCCATTACAGATAACACCGAATTAAAGAAAGAAATTTTTGATTCTATCCATAACCTAGATTTAATGCCGTCCATGCGTGCCATGATGACGGCAGGAAAGAGTGCCGATCGTGACAATACTTGCATCTATAATTGCAGCTATCTCCCAGTGGATGACCCCAAGAGCTTTGACGAAGCCATGTTCATTTTGCTTTGCGGAACTGGCGTTGGGTTCTCAGTTGAATCCAAGTACATTAACCGTTTGCCCGAAGTGCCAGAAAACTTGTTTGATTACAATGGAACCATCCAAGTACACGACTCCAAAGAAGGCTGGGCAAAATCATTACGTTTGCTTATCGCCCACCTATATTCAGGCGAAATACCTAAGTGGGACGTCTCTACCGTCCGACCTGCCGGAGCTCGACTCAAAACATTTGGTGGAAGAGCTTCCGGGCCAGAACCATTAATTGATTTATTTCAATTTACTGTAAACACTTTTAAAGGTGCAAAGGGTCGTCGCCTCAATTCGCTTGAGTGCCACGATTTAATGTGCAAAATTGGTGAGGTAGTTGTAGTAGGCGGCGTTCGTCGCTCAGCTATGATATCCTTGTCAGACTTAGATGATGAAAGGATTCGACATGCCAAAGCGGGACCATGGTGGGAAACAGCGCCGCATCGGGCGCTTGCGAACAATTCGGCGGTTTATAACGAAACCCCAACTGTTGGTAAATTTATGGAAGAGTGGCTTAGTCTTTATAATTCTCATTCTGGTGAGCGTGGCATTTTTAATCGTGAAGCTGCTAAAAAGACAGTTGCGAAATACGGACATCGCGATCCAAACCATGAGTTCGGAACTAATCCATGCTCGGAAATTATCCTCCGACCATACCAATTCTGTAATCTTACTGAGGCTGTAGTACGACATGACGACAATAGAGAAACTCTCATGCGCAAGGTGCGCATCGCCACTATCCTTGGTACCATCCAGTCTACCTTTACAAAGTTCCCCTATCTGCGCAAAGTGTGGCAGAGAAATACTGAAGAGGAACGGCTTTTGGGTGTCTCCCTCACCGGAATCTATGATAATCCCCTTCTCACAACCCAAGGAGATAAGTTAAATGAGCTACTTGCAGAACTACGAGTCTGCGCCCGAGAGACTAATAAAGAATGGGCAGCACTACTTGGAGTACCTGAAAGCACTGCGATCACAGCAGTCAAGCCATCTGGAACAGTTTCACAACTGGTGGATAGCGCATCAGGAATTCATCCAAGACATTCCAAATATTACATTAGACGAGTGCGCGGAGATAAGAAGGACCCTCTTACACAATTCTTGGTCGCCCAAGGAGTACCTGCGGAGGACTGCGTATACAAACCCACTCAAACGACAGTATTTAGCTTCGCTAAAAAAGCTCCAGACGGACTTACAAGAGCTGATGTTACCCCCATTTCCCATTTGGCACTTTGGCTCACTTACCAAAGACACTGGTGTGAGCACAAGCCCTCAGTCACCATCTCAGTCGAAGAAAAAGACTGGCCAAGTGTCGGAGCATGGACATGGGAAAACTTTGACGAAATCAGTGGAGTTTCCTACCTTCCCCATGATGGAGGAAGTTACAAGCAGGCCCCTTATGAAGAAACAGACGAGCAGACCTACAACGAGCTTAAAGCTAAGATGCCAAAGATTGATTGGACTCTTCTCCAAGAAGAAACCGACAACGTAGAAGGCGCTCAACAGCTTGCTTGTGTTGCTGGTGCGTGTGAGATCTGATCCTTGGGCTTGCCCGCCACTCAATCTTCTGAATTGGAATCTTGCGTGGATGTGGCGAGCCCCTGCACAGGAATCTGCACCCTCGACTTCATGGATGTCTGTCGTGGGTGTCGGAGGACAAGAGATGAGATTGCTAGTTGGTCAAATCTATCAAATGGCGAGAAGCAACAAATAATAAATAGGATTTTCGTATGAATTTCACACAAGACTGGTTCACATACAACATTCCACACATCGAGCAGTTGATGTCGATGTTACCTATGAAGCAATCATTCCTTGAGATTGGTTGCTTCGAAGGTCGTGGTACTTGCTGGTTTTTGCAAAATGGTTTAAGTGAACGAGGCATTATGGTTTGCGTTGATCCATTTAAAGGTAGCATGGAACATAAAGATATGGATTTAAGAGAACTTTATGAACAATTTGCTTTTAATGTTGCAACAGCCAAAAAGCCAGATCAACAGCTAACCATACTCAAACGTAGATCATACGAAGGATTAGCAGATTTAATAGCTAAAGATTGGGTATTTGATTTTATCTATATTGATGGTGACCACACAGCACCAGCAGTTTTAACGGATGCGTGCATGGCGTGGCCGTTGTTAAAGAGCGGTGGTATTATGCTCTTTGATGATTACCATTGGAACCCAGAGGGTTTTACTGATCGGCAAAAACCCAAAATGGCAGTAGATGCATTTAGTCATATTTTTAAAGATCAGTTTAATGTAGTGCATGATGGATACCAAATTGCAATACAAAAGATTTAGTAGTAGACATGGTGGTAGGTTTGGGGCACTTCGGTGCCCCTTTTTTTATGATACAATAGAGTCTTACGGATACGTCCGGTTGCCATAGGAGCACTTATGATTTACTCAATCGACTTTGAGACCCGCAGTAAAGCCAACCTACCCGATGTAGGCTTGGATATCTACGCCAACGACCATACAACAGAAGTGTTGTGTATTGCGTTCGGCACCTCACCCGATAATGTGGAAGTACAAACTCCTATCGTTGTCGATCAACTACCCACCCAATTAAATCTACTTTTAGGCCATGTTGCCTCCGGTGGAAAAATCCAAGCATGGAACGCCATGTTCGAGTACGCCATCTGGAACTGTGTCTGCGTACCTAAATACGGCTGGCCACCACTAAAGCTCGAGCAGTGCATTGACACCATGGCTATAGCGGCAGCCAATAACATCCCCCAAGCCTTAGATGACGCTGGTGCCCTTCTAGATGCCCAATATCAGAAAGACCCCATTGGTAAAAAGTTAATCCAAAAGCTATGCAAACCAGGGAGAAAAGGCGAGTTTAATAATGACCCAGAACTCCTAAAACAACTGTTTGAATACTGTGCCCAAGACGTGCGTACAGAAATGGCTATAGGAAGCGTTTTAAAGCCTCTTACAGCTCACGAACAAGAAGTCTGGTACCTCACCCAACGGATCAACCTAAGAGGCGTTCCTGTGGCTCCTAATGAGCTCCAAAACGCTGTCCTTGCTGTAGAGCGGGCTCAAGGTGCTTTAGACGATGAATTACTGGCTTTGACGGGGTGCAAACCATCAGAAAGAACCAAGCTGTTAGGTTGGCTAAATGCCCAAGGTGCCGACATGGCAAACCTTACAGCTGAGACAGTTGCGGCTAAATTAACCGATGAGTTATTATCAAAAAATGTAAGGCGTGCTTTAGAGTTACGCCAAGAAGGAAGCCAGACTAGCGTGGCTAAGTACGCTAAAATGTTGGAGATACAACGAAATGGTCGTATTAGAAATACTTTGGTTTATCATGG